AGTAATATCATTGCCCAGCTCGTGGCGGTCTTGCTGAATGGCAATATCGCGGGTGATGGCCACGATGCTGTCGATTTCTTCTGGATGGGCAAAGACCATCATATGCCAGTGCACGGTGCCGTCATGGTGAGGCTCCACCGTGCGGATGCCATACCAGCGCAGGCCGTCGCGGTTCAGTTTCTTGCGGACCGCCGCAAAAAACGTGTTAACCAGGTAATCGCTGGAGTCGCGCATGGTGGCCCCGTTCCATTTGGGATTCGGATGACCGTTCTCTGTTGTGGCGTGGTATTTTGACGGGCAGGTGACAGTCAGAAACACCGCTTTGTCGCCACGGGCTTCGGCCAGAAGTTCCAGTCCCTTCATGGTGGCCATCATTTCTGCCTTACGGTGAACCGGGTTACTTACTCCCGCGTAATACACTGTCTCGAGATCAATCGTGAAGCCGTCTTCGTTTTCCAGTTCGAAGCTCTTCAGGAAGTCGCGGGTTTTCTCGCGCTGTGCGCGAAACTCGCTTAACGCGTCCTGGCTCAGATAGGGTGATGTTTTTCTGGAAACCAGACAGGCGGCGCGGAGTTGTTCTTCTCTCCACTCGCAACGTAACAGCCACAGTTTGCGTTTCCACCAGTCCGCACAGGTCAGGCGAAGGATTGCGCCCGGCAGCAGTTCCGTATCCGGTTCGCTCTTGTTCAGGGCTTCGTAATGTGGCGGCATGTTGTGCAGGCGTAATGCGATACGAGCCAGCATCCGGTAAGCCTTCAACATTACATCCATGGTCAGCTCGCCATCTCTGGCACCAAAGCCATCGCAGAGTGTTTCGAAGGTGCTGCTGAACATCGCCGCGGTCATGGTGGCCAGCATCTGTATCTGGTGCTTGTTGAGCTGCGGCAGGTAAAGCAAATCGTCCAGGCGTTCGCGCCCGGCAAGGGAGCGATAACCCGGTGTCAGCCAGCGTCCGTCAGTGCGATCCAGACGTTCGAATATTTTGCGCAGGGTTCCGCGTGCATAGCGTTCCGCCTGCCAGCTCTTTTTGCCTTTCTGGCGATCGGCTTCCTGTTTTTTGCGCAGGAAAGAGAGGTGGCGGCTCAGTGGTTCACGCAGATAAACAGGTAGTGCCTTTAGTGTGGCAAAGGCACGGGCTACCGGGTCTTGTTCTGTTGCCCGGCGCTTACTGATGATGCTCTGTGCCAGCTTTTCACGCTGTCCGGCTTCCTCAAGGGATGCCATGAGTTTTTTACCCATGGCGGATTGTGCGAAAAAGGCTTCCTCCTTCGCTTCCTGTTCTTCCTGTTCTTCCTGTGCCCTTTTGTCCGCCTCAAGGTAGTAACGGATGGCGCGTTGCAGGTCGGTTTCAGTTTCCTGCCTGCGCTCCGTAAATCTGGCCGGATCAATGGCTGGCCGTGGTTCATTCCAGCTCCATGCAAACTCACTCATGGCTGGTATCCCGTCACGCGCTGCCACTCCTGCGAGAAGATGGCGGAAAGGCGGTTAAATTCAGCGGTGTATTCACTCAGCGAGGCACACCCGCCAGCAGTGCGATGCGCCAGCATTGCCGCGAATACGGAGGCCGGGGAGTCGTAATACGCCAGCAGTGATTCGCCGTGCGGTGTCAGGCAGTGCAACGCCAGTCCGTGTGGTGTGAAGTCCACGCGGTAGCAGTCGTCTACTGTGAAATAAAGGGTATCCACATTCTCCGGTTTTGTAGTGCGTGCTCTGTTGTCACGACCACGGATGTAAAGATCAAATAATCCCTGAAGAACGGGAGCCAGACGGGTGTCCTGTGTGCGCACCCATCTTGTGAAGTCATGAGCGTCAATCATGCTGCAATTCTCTTTACTACAGATGTGCGAAGGCCTCCCGCCGCAAGGTGCAGGAAAGGCCCGGAACAGGAATTAATGGAGTTTGTTTTGCTGCTGGATGAGCTGCTGAAGCTCGCGCAGATCATCCGCCAGATAACTGAAAACAGCGGATGAGTAGAGGTTTGAAAGTTCGCAGCTACGCTCATGCAGCATATTGATGTGCATGATTTTAGCGACGCGGAATGCGCGGGAAAGTCTGCGGTTGATTTCAGTCTGGATGTGACGACGCTCCGCGATAGCGCGGTGCTGTTTGCGGTTTGCCATGGTGTGGCCTCTTTGGTTGTAAGTTTTGAAAACTCACCATCCAGAGCTGCGAAACTGTGGGTGGCGAGACGTACGGGGTTCGCAGTACCGGCAACCAAAGAACCCGGCCCGACCGAAGTCGGCCCCGTACGCCCCGCCATAATTCTGACGCGAAAAAAACGTGGCAATACAGTACGCACAAAAAAACCGCTGGCGCGGTTGTGCGCTTTGGTTGTCAGCAGGCTGCGAAACCCGGCACCCGTTTTATGAGGTGCAGCGAAAATGTAACCTGACTGATTGCGGCATGGCAAGCGGTTTTTTTGTGAGAACGGCATACTAAAAAATCCTGATACTGCTCCGGCCAGCGGTTTGCACTGGCCGGGTGTCATTACTTCACGGGAACGAACGGAACAGCGGTGTTACTGGTCATGTATTGCGGCAGCGTGCCGTTCCATTTGTTGATCGCTTCCAGCTCCATAACGCCGGGATTCTGGCGCAGAGCTTCGCCGCGTAAACGAATGGCGTCGGCTTCAGCCTGGGCTTTTGTGCGAATGGCATCGGCCTGTCCGGCAGCTTCTGCGCGCAACATGTTGGCTTCTGCTTCGCGTTGCTTGACTTCCTGTTCGCGTTGCAGGGTTTTCTGGTTTGCCGTGACTTTGGCGTTAATGCTGTCGATAACGGTTGGCGGATATTCCGGTTTACCGACATAAGAGAGGCTCATGACCTGAATACCGATGGGGGTCATCTCTTCCTGAATATCTTTAAGTGCTGAATCCAGCAGTTCAGACTTACCACCGTCGATAAACTTATCGGTGGTCATTTTGCTGGCCAGTCGGTTGAGTGCATCGGCGATCTTCTGGCGCAGGTCAGTGTCGGTAATGTCGTCCACGCCTTTGCGGTAGGTCTGAAACACTGTGGTCACTTTGGATGGATCAACCTTGTAGGCCACGCCGATGTGATAGCCGATGGTTGTGCCATCGCTCATCTGGAAACTGAACGGCTCATCGTAGGTCTTCATTTGTTTGAAGGTCGGGAAGATGTAAACCTCGGTATTCCAGCCAGTCCAGTAGCGGCCAACGCCAACCACTTCGCCGACGCCTTTGTCGTCGCCCAGCTTGTTGACTTTGATGCCCACATTACCTGGCTCAACGCGATCGCAACCAACCAACAGGATGGCCGCAAAAAGCGGGATAATCTGAAAGAGTTTGAGTTTCTTCATTGTTTGATTTCCTTGATGTACTTACTGAAAAGGCGAACAACGCCTGCCGGGTACAGCATGGCAATGAAAATGCCCAGCAATACCAGGAAGGAGCTGTCTGATGAAATCATTCGGGGGAGTAGTCCTGCATACAGAATGAGAGAGACGAGGACGCATACCAGCGCCCACATGTATGCGCGAAACCAGGTCTTTTTGTTCATGTTGATTGCTCTCTTTTGTTATTCAGGAAAAAGTCAAAAACGTTATCGATGCGCATCATAAGTTCGCGCTGCATCGCTTCTGGTGTTTCCGGTTCGCCAGGCGACCCCAGCGTTGCGCAGAAATCAGCGATCTCGTGTTGAATGAGTTCTTTCAGCGTCAGTAAGGAATTCATGTGTGTGCGGCGATGCCTGCGTGTGATTCGCCTTCTGCTCATTTACGCTGCTCCTGTACCTGTCGGATAAGGTTTACCCGCGCCACATTAGTGGCGCAGAAATAAGTGCCGTCAGTGAGGTAGATGTGGTGTGCATCCTTTTCCGAACGATGTTTGTCGATAGTGGTAATCAGGCGTTCGTCGACCTCGTATTCGCGCCCTCTGGAGGTAAAGCGAACGACGGGAAAATGCTTAATTGCCATTGCCCCCCTTTTTTTGTCCAATAACCCTATGCGTTAAATACGGCACGTTGCGCGTCATCAATGAATACAGCTTGAGAGCGTTCTATCAGGCGGAGATTTGTCAGAAGCTCTGACTCTTTTGTGTGGTAAGGCGTTATCAGGTATTTGCCGTGCAGTTCGGCAATAATGGTGTATTGCAGCATCATTGCTGAACCAAGAATATAAATGCAGCGCCCAATGCTGGACGGATTCATGGCTGCAACTGTTGACTGTGTTTTAAGAGTGTCGATTTCTTTGCTCTGTTCCTCAATAATTTTAGCTGCGTCAGCGGTGATTTTTGCAATGGTCAGTGCGTGAAGTGCTGCCATGTGTTGGCTATGGTTCATGGCATCTTTAGCCATCTGGTCTTCCGCTTCAGATATTTTTTTAATGTGTCGATGATGCCTTCTTCTTTTGCGTTCATTTTATATCTCCGCTATTTACGTGTGCGAATACCTCCGTTAATACGGATGGTTTTCACGTTTTCTTATTTAATTTGATGTTTTATTTGTATCGTTATTCATCAGAGAAAAAACGCTCGATCTTTTTCACTGAATGAATAATTCGCATAATTCCAATGGCACAGGCCACCGAAATAATCAGAACAAGCCATGAGATAATATACTCATGCGATATTCCCCAGCTTATACGGTTCAATATGTTCCCCGCATTCTGCGGCACAGATAAGCTCGGAAAGCTCGTTAAGTGCATCCAGATCATCAGCGTAAAAAGCCACGTCATACAGACTCCGGATTGCTCTGGTTAATGAGTCACGGGCTGCACGTTCAGCATGAGCGCCTGATGCACTTAAGCGAAAATAAAAACGCTCAAGTGCTTTGTTAATGAGAGTTTTATATTCTTTGCCCATCACAACGCCCTTTAATCTGCTTTCTGAATTTCAGCTTCTGAATCCATACAAATAATTTCGATATAGGGTTCATCGCCATTAACCTGACGTGCCTTTTCAGCTTCGCTAATGATTTCGCGTACGGTCTGGTACGGAAGTTCCACAAACAATCGCGTGCCGTTCAGATAAAGGTAAGTGGCCACATCTTTTTCTGCCGGGACTACAGCATCAATAGCTGATGCGCGTAACAACAACTCACCGCGAAAATCAATAAAGCGGATAAATACACCTTGTGCATGGTCTTTAGTCATAAAGCACCTGTTATAAATCAGCTTGTTTAATAAAACTTTGCCCACGAAGCAGACGATCAACTGTGCGAAGTGCTTCGTATAATGTGAAATCCTGCCCGAACTGATTGTCGCCGCAGTTCAATGCAAAAATGCGGTTTCCGGTAAATGGATTGCGTGGGCATCTGTGAACTACGATTCCAGCTTTTTCAATCAGCCAAGTGTGTTCGCCAATTTGTTTTACTGTATGGCCATCTGGCGTTGCGTGCGTCTCGCTTAGGCTGTAGCGAGAGTTGCTACGTGATGCACTGGTAGTGAAGCGGTTAGCGTGGCGTTCTGCGCCGTTGCGGAAGCGCTGTTGTGAAGAATTGCGCTGTTGCTTCATGTCAAAAACTCCGTACCTGTTTACTTCCCCGGCATAACGCCCATTTTCAAAATAATTGCGGCGAAATCCCATGTTATTGGGTTCGCTGTTTCGCTGTTGCTTATTCATTTTTTGTGCCTCTACCCGATAAGCCAAATAACAAACGCTATGAGCACCGCGCCAATAGTGGTCGGGAAAAGACCTCTGGTATAGGCGGCGAGGTAATGAACGTTGAGAACAATAAAGCGCTCTTTTTGTCCTGTTAGCTTGTTAAGCAGATAAATCGCTATTACACCCACTTCCAGGAATACAAGGTTCAGAATGGCGCTGATGATATTGCTGGTCATTTTTGTGTGTTTAGTTGCCTTCGCTGCTTTTGAGTCGCTCCAGCTTTGAACTTCTGCCTGTATAAACTCGCTTACCGTTAATGGTCTGGCAGTCTTCTTTATTAGCTGGAAAGAACTTTCTTTTCTGGCGGTCATACGTCCAGTAACTTTTCCAGTTGTGCCATTCTGGTGGCTCAAGTTCCGGTAGCTCGTCAGCCAGTGCGTCCCACTCTTTGGCGTTAAACCACCATACTCCGTCTGAGTTTTCATCTTCCGGGTTTGTGCGCGTCTTGTGTCCCGGCATTTGACCGCGATGAATGGCTACGCGCAGTGCAGATTTTGTTAGCCCAATATATGCCGCGCCTTTTTCCAGAGAGCAAAGCCCGGCGATCGGACCATCCAGCCGTAAAGTCGCTCCTTTTTTGTAGGAACGCTTTTTCTTGTTTTCTTCGTGTTCGTCGTCGTTGGCGGCATCAATGGATCCGCTGAGTGCGTCACTTTCCTGAAGTGGTTGGTGGTCAGATAACTCTTTATCGGCAATGAAGTCCCGCATTTGTTATCCTCTTGCGTTGGTGCGCTTGTCGCGCCTTGTGATGGTTTGTTTTGGCTTGTAAAGATAACCAAATGGTTATCTTTGTGCGAGAGGTTAATACTCAAATGGTTATCTTGTCAATAGACTATGCAAAAAAGTTACGTCAGATACGTAAGGCGGAAGGGTTAACACAAAAGCAGTTTGCGGATATTACTGGGTTGTCTTTGGCAACCATAAGGAATTACGAATCGGGGCAAAAGAACGCTAGAGCAAAAATCGTTGAGGCGGTTCTGCAAGTCGATCGCTTTGAAAAATACATGCTGTGGCTAATAAAAGATAAGACGCTACCTGTCGCCGGGCAGATTGCACCGGCTCTCTCTCTTGATGGCTCTATTCAGTCGGAGGGCGATCAGGTTTCAATCGGCATTACCCAAAAATCACCCCGATCAGGCCGCAATGTTGGCTGACTCTACACATTGAGCGAATTACATATCGCAAGGAGTGTTTAGTTAATTTATCCGTTGGAGGGGCTAATCATGTCGATTAAGCAACTCAAAGACGGACGTTATCAGGTCGATGTCAGACCGCAGGGGGCGGAAGGAAAGCGGATTCGAAAAATCTTTGCCCTGAAATCAAAGGCTCAGGAGTTTGAGAAGTATGTGTTACAGAACTTTCATGACAAGCCATGGCAGGCTAAGCCAGCTGATCAGCGGCGATTATCAGAGCTGCTTGATGCGTGGTGGATGCTTGATGGGCGTAATCAGGCTTACGGGGATAGCTACAGGGTTAGGCTAGGGAAGGTTGTTCGTGAAATGGGAGATCCTCGCGCCAGTCAGATGACGCGAAAATTTATGCTTGAATATCGGTCAGAGAAATTACAGGCCGGATTAATGCCGTCCAGTATTAATCGTGACTTATGCGTACTGTCTACCATGTTCACGGTGCTGATTGAAGCTGAGGTCTTTCACAACGCGAACCCTGTACGCGGTATACGAAAACTGAAAGTTCAGAACACAGAGATGGCCTTTCTTTCTGATGATGAGATTGAACGGCTTCTTGAGCGACTGGAGGGTGATGCGCGTCGTGTTGCCATTCTGTGTCTTTCTACTGGTGCCCGATGGAGTGAAGCATCGGAACTACGTGGAGAGCATATCGTTGGCAACCGGGTGACGTTCTTTAACACCAAAAACGGAAAATCCCGTTCGGTTCCTGTGGCGGATTCGGTCGTGCCTCTGATTAAAACCCGTCGAACGGGGTTATTGTATCAGGTTGATTATCTGAAGTTCCGGGAGATTCTTCAGGAGGTGAAACCGGATTTGCCGAAGGGGCAGGCTACGCATGTCATGCGTCATACGTTTGCCACACACTTTATGATGAATGGCGGAAATATTGTTACGTTGCAACGAATCCTGGGGCACGCAACGATTCAGCAAACAATGACGTACGCTCATTTTTCGCCGGACTTTTTACAGGACGCGATCAACTTTAATCCGCTGGCTGAAAGTGTCCATAAACTGTCCATCGATTAG